AAAGCGAAACAGGATAACAGAGGGCGCACGGTACATACCAGCGGAAAATAAGGAAATGAATTGCATTTGGTTTAACTACTTCAAAAACAAAGAACACGTTAATACCAAGTTTCGCAGCCCCAAAAAACATTTTACCCAAGTCAAGGGCGCATCAAAACATTTTTACAAGATTGACGATGTAAAGGACACGGCTATAATTTGCGAAGGAGAATTTGATGCCCTTACATGGGAAGAAGCAGGGTTTAATTATGGCATATCCGTTCCCGATGGAGCACTACCGCTAGGGGCTAATTACTCGGACACCAAATTTGAGTACATTGATAACGATATTGATGTTTTGTTAGGAGTTAAGGAAATTTATTTATCACTTGATAACGACCCCGTTGGGCAACATTTGCAATCTGAACTTAGCCGCAGGGTAGGTAGGGAAAAATGCCGTATAATCAATTTAGGGCAATATAAAGACGCTAACGAGGTTTTATGTACGTTGGGTAGGGTTGACGGTATTGAGTACTTACAGGCGGCTATAATCAACGCAAAGCCCTATCCTATTGAGGGTGCGCAAACGGTTGATACCTTTGTTGAAGAAATGCGCAATATTTACCACAACGGTTTTGAAAATGGCATAGGGGTAGGGTATTCTGAACTTGATAGTCATATTCGTTGGATGCCCCGACTATTGTACATAGTTACGGGCATACCCTCACATGGAAAATCAACATGGCTTGACCAAATAATAGTCAAGCTAATGCAAAACGAAAATTGGAAGTTTGCCGTATATTCACCCGAGCATGAACCCCAAATGCACTTGCATAGATTGTTAAGAATGCTTTTGCTGCGCCCGATGACAGGACACGACAGAATGACTGAACAGGAAATGATAGATGCGTTAGGGTGGTTAAATGAGCGTATTTTTTACATCATGCCCGATAATGAAGATTTTGGATTGGATAACATTTTGGATATTAGCAAACAACTAGTAGCCCAAAAAGGCGTAAATGCTTTAGTGCTTGACCCGTGGAACACTATTGACCACCAAATACCAAAAGGCATGGATGAAGGTCAATATACTAGCAAAGCCCTTACCAAATTAAAATTATTCAGTAAGCGGTTTGATTGTGCTACCTTGTTAGTAGCGCACCCTACGAAGATGCAAAAGAATGACAACGGTACGTACAAAGTGCCGACGGGTTACAACGTTTCGGGTAGTGCTCACTTTTACAATAAAGCGGATATGGGTATAACCATTTATCGAAATTTTGATACAGAGATTATTGATGTAATGATTTGGAAAATCAAATTTGAAGGAGTTTTAGGTAAACAAGGCACGGTGCAATTTTTGCACGATAGAACCACCGCAACATACAGGCTATTGCATGAGCCAGCACCGCACATAAAAACAGAATTAGATAAACCTTTAAATAAAATAGCAAGACCAAATGAAGAAGATTTTACCGATGACATTGGAAGTGATATACCCTTTTGATTACTGGTTTAAAAAGATGCCAGCAGAAATACAGGATTTAATTAACGATAAAAGCAGGACACAGGCAAACGAATTTGAGTATTTAAGCGATGCAGTATTGTTTGGGGTTAAGTGGTATTTGACGGAAAACAAAGCGGCTATGCAGGATTACTATACTTTAATTCGGGCGCAAGAAAAAAAGATTGCAAAATCGTAAAAATAATTGCTTAATAATTTGCGTAATTAAAAAAAGTAATTGTATATTTGAAGGGTAGTAATTAACCAACTAAAAATAACCACAATGAACATTTACAAGAACATGACCGAAGCAATGGAAGGCGCAGAATTATTTTTTTCTGCAAACTTTAACTACAATGACGGGGTAGGTATTGAAAGCCAAAACGGAAATTTTGTTGAGTTTTACAGCAAAAATGATCCTGCAATGGATGATACGTTTATTTGCGAAATACTAGCCTAAAGTTCTTTGAAGATACGGGCAACCAAGCAATGCGATAAAGTGTGATGCTAAAGAATTTGTTACTACTCTTAGAGTGAGCAAAGTAACGAGATAATCTCTAATTGCTGGTTGCCTATAATACAGGGGGTAATGGTTACAAAATTGAATGTTGTTTGCTAGTTGGCATATGGATTTCAGCCATTACCCCTTATAATACTTTTACCGCCCGTGGGCGTGTTGCTAACGGATAAATTTTTAAACGGCTGCCCACTACTTTATCAATTTGTGCAAGGCTGTTAGGGTAGTGGGCAGCTAAAAAGCATTATTATCAAAACCCCAAAAACTAACCCATGAAAGAACTAACTAAAGGAACACTGGTAATGACCGAGCACGGGCTTGCTTGGTACGATGGTAAATCTACTATGTCTACTGACAGGTATTATGTAGAGTGGCTAGACCAAACAACTGATGCGTTAGATGGAACACCCACTATTGCTACCCGTGCCCAAGTTGAGGTTAAGATAAAGGAAATGGGACTTGAATTGTACCCATCGGAAAGAGGTCAATTTTACGCCAAGCGTAATTCTCAATACATAGTAAGGTCTGATTACAGCGATTATTTTCCCGAATCAAAAGGGCTGATTAAAGACTTCGACACCGCCCCTGCACAACAAGCCGAGGCTATACTAGTAGCCCGATTACTTAACGCAACTAAAGATTAGGTTATGAATTGGATGAAGCGAAACAAGGAAATTTACTTACTACGAGGTGGCAACTTTTCGGCGCAAGTACATTTGTATCAAAACGAGTGGTTGGGAACGCTTTTCATTTCTGGAAAAACTTATAGAATTACCCCTAATAATTGTTTGTTCGAGGCAAAACAATGTATTGAAAAATTAATAACCAAACTCACATCACCTAACGAGGTAACAGAACCCGACTATAAAGCCCTTTACAAAGAACTTTTGCAAGGGGTTAAAGATGCTAAGGCTGAAATGAATAATCAATTTAGGAAGAAGCTTTACGCAGATACTATTATATTAGGTATGGCTTATAATAATTGTATTGAAATACTAACCGATAAAACAGGAATATAAGCACATGACAGCGAAAGAATTTGTTTTAGAAAAAATGCCACGGGCACGAGCAGAACGCCAAGTAAGGGGCATGATAAAAGGATTGCAAGAAGTGTATTGGTTAATTCGTGAAGGTAGGAATACGATGTACTTTGCAAGCGGTAAAACTGAAAGCAATGCGTGGGTGAATGCTAAGAAACAAATCATTGAACTTGAAAATCAAACGCAATAACATGATAGACATTAGACACGATAATGTTCCACCAGACTTCAAAGATGATGGCCGCATTAAAACGATGGGTATTTTGGGTCGACTTAGAATGAAGTTGACCCCTAAGCAAAAGGTCGAATTAGACATTAAACTTGCTGGATTGCAAAAATCTGTCGATAAATTTCTCGAACTTGAAAACAAGCAGAAATGAAACCATTTCAAATAATAATTGATAGCGAAGCCTTAAAAGATAAGGATGCTGTTCATTACAATATTGGAATTGAAAAAGAACAAAAACTATTGCATTCTGAGCGTAGGATTGCTGGGCTTACAGTTTGGCAGAAAAACCTAAATACGGGCGAAATTACCAAAGCATTGCTTGAGCCTGTCTATCATATTGGCAAAACTGTTTTGCTAAACGGATTTCAAGAACTAAAAACAGAGGCAGGTTTTACATATCAAGCCAAAAGAGTCGATGGGTTTGCTTACTGCCAAGCCCTCAATCTAAAGAACGCAATCAAGCAATTCAACAAGCTTACCAATGGGTAGTATTAAAGGACAAAAACATAACCCCTATTTAATTGGTAAGTATGCACATGTTAACCAAAATGATGTGGTTTTTACTCCTGATTGGCTTGCAAAACAAATATGTGAGATGTTCCCAATAGAGGGGAATGTATTAACCGATATGGTTATTGCAGATGCTCAACATTTTTACGATTGGATTACCAAACCACAATGAAACACCCGTAAAGTAACATTATCAAAGATTAACACTAACTTAGCTAAACAAAAAATAATTATGCCAGCAAGTAACCCAAGTGAAACAATAAAGCTAAGTGAGATTAAACCGAACCCGAACAACCCGAGGGTAATAAAGGACGATAAATTTCACAAGCTAGTTAAAAGTATTCAAGACTTCCCAAAGATGCTTGAATTGCGCCCAATGGTGGTAAACGAGGATAATATACTACTCGGCGGTAATATGCGCTTAAAAGCCCTGCAACACCTTAAATACACCGAAATACCTGTAACATGGGTACGCAAAGCAGAAGACTTGACAGAAGATGAGCAACGGCAGTTTATTGTGAAGGATAACGTAGGTTTTGGTGAGTGGGATTGGGAATTACTGGCAAACGAATGGAATAGTGAGGAGTTGAGCGAGTGGGGTTTGGAAGTGCCTAATTTTGGTAGTGATGTAGATTACTCTGAAAAAAATAAAGAAATTGATACTGATGACTTTGACGATAAAATGATTATTAAGCTAGAGTTTACAGAAAGCGATTACCATCTAGTAAAAGATAAGCTAAGTAAAATTGCATCAACACCTGAACAAGCTATTTTTACCCTTTTAGGATTAAACAATGAATAAGCATTTATTTCCTTATAAGTGGAATTTGTCAGACGGCTATCCAAGTAGCGGTATTGCAAAAAATAATTACAATGTTTTTGGAACATTTATTTGCGGTGGTGGTTCAACAATGGGCTACAAGCTCGCAGGATTTAATCATTTTGGCGGTGTTGAAATAGACCCACCGATAGCAGATGTGTATAAAGCTAACCACAATCCAAAGTATTTATTTAATGAAGACATAAGGCAATTTAATCAAAGGAATGATTTACCTAAAGAATTGTATGAACTGGATATTTTAGACGGTAGCCCACCGTGTTCAACATTTTCAATGGCAGGCAGTAGAGAAAAAGCATGGGGGAAAGAAAAACAATTCAGAGAAGGGCAAAAAATGCAATCTCTAGATGATTTGGTTTTTGTGTTTTGCGATACCATCATTAAGCTGCAACCTAAAGTATTTTTACTTGAAAACGTTAAAGGCATAATACAAGGCAATGCAAAAGTTTATTCAAAAAACATAGTTAAAAAAATGACCGATGCAGGTTATAACGTGCAAGTGTTTTGCTTAAATGCTGCATCAATGGGAGTGCCGCAAAAACGTGAAAGGGTGTTTTTTATTGGGCATAAAAAGGAATACAACCTACCAAAGTTAAAATTAGACTTTAATGAAGTTGCAATAAGTTTTGGAGAATACAGAAGTGCAAAAGGAAATGAAACAAAGTTAACAGATAGGCAATACCAATTATTGAAATTATACCAAGGAGAAAAAACACTTGCTGAAATTGAAATAAAACGAACTGGCAAAAATTCTGGGTTTACTGATAGTATTGTAAAAGATACAGAAACGCCACAAACAATTACAAGTGCGGGTAAAAACTTTAGAGCTTATGATAAGCAATGGTTTTCAGATAATGATTTTAAGCATACTGGTACTTACCCACTTGATTACAATTTCAAAAGCATAGAGCCAAAATATTTAATTGGAATGAGTGTGCCCCCAGTAATGACAGCGCAAATAGCTAATCAAATCAAATTGCAATGGTTAGACAAAATAGATAACAATGGCATACAACACTAAAGACCTTTTAACAAAAGCAAAAGCAGCAATAGAGAAACACAAGCTGTTCTTTATTGAGGATGTTGTGGCGTTTTTGCCGTGTGGTAAAACAGCCTTTTACGAGCACTTTGCGAACGAAACGAACGAGAGAAAGGAGATTGACGAACTATTGGAACGTAACAAGGTCGAAATCAAAACGAGTATGCGTAGCAAGTGGTACAAAAGCGAAGCACCAGCGTTGCAGATAAGCCTATACAAGCTAATATGCAGCCAAGATGAACGCAAGGCAATGAGTATGCAGCACAATGACGTTACTAGTGGGGGTGATAAGATAGACAATACGATAGTGATTAAGCACGTGGATATGAGTAAGCCCGAAAAGTAGGCATTGATAATCAATACCCAAACAACTTTTGCCACAGCGTGGAGACCGTTTTTTTATGCAACTAGAGTTTAACAGCACATACAACCAACTAAGGCTAACCAACAAGCGTTATGTATGTTTGGTAGGTGGCAGGGGTTCAGCTAAAAGCTACACATCAGCACAAGACATTGTGATTAACATGGTTGAGCAAGACTATTTCCGTTGTGTTATTGCCCGTGCCAACTTTAGCGACATTCGAGGTTCGCAGTTTCAGCAAATAAAGGATATTATCAATGACGGAGGTATGGAGCACCTATTTCATATCCGAGAAAACACAATGGAAATAGAATGCAAGCTAAACGGCAACAAGATAATCGCTAAAGGCTTTAGAGCAAGCAGCGGCAGCGCAACGGCTAAAATGAAATCAATTACAGAAGTAAACTACGCATGGGTTGAGGAAGCCGATGAGGTAGGTTACAGCGACTTCAACAAGTTTGACCTATCCTTAAGAACCACCAAAGGCAAAAAGCTAAAGATAGTTTTAAGCTACAATACCGAGAATGAGGATTGCTGGTTAAAAACCAAGTTTCACGATACTAACTATTCAGAGTGCGAGTTTATTCATACAACGTACCATTGCAATATTAGGAACTTGCACCCCGACTACATACGTAAGATGGAGAGCCTATTGAAAATTGACCCCGAATATTACAGGGTGGTTGTGTTGGGCGAATGGGGTAGCGGTAAGCAAGGTAAGATATTCGACAAATACGATACAGGCGAATTTCCGCAACACTTCACAAGCGAAGCCTACGGGCTTGACTTTGGTTTTACCAATGACCCTACCGCTTTAGTACACATACGCTATTCAGAGGGCGCAATTTACGTTAAGCAGCTAATTTATGGCTACGGGTTAACCAATTCAGATATTTGCGATAAGATGCGAGGTTTGGGCGTTACACGAAACGATGTTATATTTGCTGATAGTGCTGAACCGAAAAGCATTGAGGAAATTTACCGTCAAGGTTTTAATATCAAGCCAACGGTAAAAGGTGCGGATAGCATTAATTTAGGAATACAGCTAATCAAACAATACCCATTGATAATTTGCCAAAGCCCCGATTTAATGAAGGAGTTAAAGAATTACACGTGGGCAACGGATAAGAACGGTAACTTGCTGAACAAGCCAATAGATGCCTTTAATCACGGAATTGACGCAAAAAGGTACGCTGTTACGGGGTTACTTGGACAGCCTAAAAACCAAATTTACTACTAATGACTTTACGACAGTACATACAAGTAATGGATGCCTTAATAGGCGTTGACATAACAGACGATATGACGGGAACGGATATGCTCGTTAGCTATCCAAAGCAAGCGTATAAAGTGCTACTAGCTTGCACGGATATGACTGAAGCTGAACTACTAGCCAAACCCGTTACAGAGGTCGTAGGAATGCTGGAAATAGCCGTACAAGGGTTATACGTACCCACACCTTACGAAGTGCCATTTATTGAGGTAAACGGCAAAACCTACACCGCTTGTGAGCCGTTGCTAATGGAGATGGGCAAAGTAAGAATACCTTACGGCAATATCGAATTTGGCAACTGCATCGAAGCCCTAACCATAATGGATAACACCACCCACACACACAAAGCTATGCCGATGGTGTTAGCTTACTTGTACGAAGGTGAGGGACACGTTACCGAAAAGGCTAACGAGTTTTTAGATATGGATGCGAGAGATGCCACTAGTGCGTTCTTTTTTTTTGCGAGGTTAGGGCGTGGATATACAACACATTTATCAAACCAACTAGCGGTGACTATCGCACGGCAAAACATAAAGCGGCAGGGCAACGGGCTGGTGAAGACAAACTAGCCCCGTTTGGGTGGTATGCCACTCTAAGGGAGGCAAGCCCCGACATAAGCAAGGATAATATAGTTAAAGCATTACCCGTGCATGAAGTGTTTGCGTACATAATGCATAAACGAATGAGCGGTAAAGTGGAATATAAGATGCAGATTTACATGAGTGAAGTTGCTAAGTAGCTAATAATTAATTATATTTGAGCATGAAAATAGTTGAGCGTTATTACCCCGAAAGCAGGACATACGAGTACGGCATAACCGAACTTGATGTTGTAAACGGTAGGCAGACATACCCGTATGAGGATAGAGCCGAAGCCGCAGCGCAATTGCGACTAGCTAAACTTAAAGAACGTGGCGCACGAAATAACGGCAGATTTAGAGATAGAGCATTTGAGAACGCATTAATAGCAACCGATAGGATATGACAACTCTAGCCGATGCAACCGATGGAGAATGCCGCCAAGCATTGTTTAATTGTTACGGTTCGTATTGGGCAGAGTTTAACGCCATTTGCCATTATAACCGATACGGGGTGTTCCCGTTTGACCCACAACTAAACTAAGACTATATGATTATATTTTTTATGTTATTTACCTCGGTACTTTTACTGCTTATAACAATAAGAGAGTATTGCCACATGATTGCGTTACACAAAGAACGGCTAAGTCATGAAGAAACTAAAGCTAAGTTAAAGTACTACCTAGAACAAAACGAATTATAAAGCACATTAAGTGATACCAAAAATACTTTTAGGCGCACCGATTAACCAACGCAAGGCATACGTACTTGACGAATGGTTATCGTTCATTAGAACGCTTACCTATCCTAATTTGCACGTTATACTAGTGGATAACAGCAACGACCCTAAATGGCACAAGACAATAAAGGGTTTTGATGTACGTAGAGTTGAGCCTAAAGGCAGACCCGAAGCATACATAGCAGCATCACAAGAACTAATAAGAGAGTACGCACTAGCTAATGGGTTTGATTATCTGTTTAGTTTGGAGTGTGATAACTTTTGCCCACAAGACACCATTGAACGGTTGCTAGTTTACCGTACCGATAACATTAACGTGCCGTACTTCTTGAAGGAAGGATTAAGTACCACCGTTGGCGTTCAGTTGATGGGTATTAACCAAGCTACTTACAGGCGGTTTGATGTACCACCCCCCGAAAGCTGCATAGGGTTCTTTGATGGCAAACTAAAGACGGGCGTACCTTCAATCGGGTGTAGCCTGTTTAGCCGTGAACTACTGACAAAAGTAAAGTTCAGGCACGACCCAAACCAGCTAGGTAAATTTAGCGATAGTTGGTTTCACCTTGACAGCATGAGGGCAGGCATAACCCCCATAATAGTAACCGATATAATTTCAACACATAAACGCAACCCACAATGGAGTACGATAAGGAACAACTAGAACAAGCATGGCAGGAACGCCTTGCCCGTGAACAAAAGTACATGACGCTGCTAGATAATTTAAGGCAAGCTAAAGAAAATCAATACAAAAAATTACTTGAAAGGAATCCTAGTGATTTTGATGCTAATTGGGCGGTAACTTGTGCTCAATTAGATATTGAAATTTTTGATATTCAAACCAGCATAGCAGTTAAGGAGCATTACTTGAAATCTATGGAACAGGATAGGATTCAACAACAAGCCTTTCAAGATGCCAAGATGCAATTTATCGAAACTCATTCTGTTGATATTCTGAAAAAAGCAAGGGTATGTATAGACCGCAAATCTGACAGGGCTAACGTATTGGAAGGATTAACAAAGGATATGCCACAACGTGAAACTAGTGAATGGTATGCACGGATATGGGAGATTAACGAGCACGTAAACGCTGCAAAAGTACCTAACGCTTAATAACTAACTTATGAAACTAACAAGTAAAGAGCATGACTTTGTTAATGATGTACGTATTCTTATTGAGCGTGGCACTACATCAATAACCATGAAACAATGTTATATGAATGGCAGTGATGCAATGGAAATATTAAAAGAGCACTTAGGTATAGATGTTTGGTTTTCGGGGGTAAAGCCACCATTTGAACCAGTAATTTACACCATTGAAACGGTATTTAATGAGCGATACATTTTTGAATTGTCAAAAGAAAAATGCCATATCTTAACCCCGAAACCTTTTGAGTTGTTAATGTATAGCTACCCATTAGATGTATCAGTTGAAGCTATAAATCAGCAGTTTCAAAATGCTTTAGTAAATTACAAAGGCTACCAAAAAAACGGCTCTAAAAATATTAAGCCGTGGTACAAAAGGCTATTTATATGCGAATAACACTAATACACCCCAGCCGTAACCGCCCCGAAATGGCACACGCTAACTATCTAAATTGGTTAGCCAAAAGCGAAGCGCACAACAGCGGCAACTCAAAGATAACCATTGAGCATATCTTGTCGTTGGACTTAGACGAACCGAGATACGATGACTATGTAAGGTTGTTTGGAGCGCACCACATAGTGAGAGAGAATACAAGCGATGGGTATGTAGTGGGTGCGACTAATGCAGCGGCAAAATACGCCACAGGCGATATACTGATTTATCTAAGTGATGACTTTGACTGTCCGCAACATTGGGATAGGCTGATAGCTGACAAAATGGATATTAACCTAGAGCAAATATTAAAGGTTGATGACTGTTTGCAGCCGATGGGCGTAGCGGTGTTGACGATACCGATAATGACTAGAGCCTTTTACGATAGGTTTGGTTATTTCTTTTACCCTGAATATAAGTCAATGTTTTGCGATGAGGATTTATACCACGTTGCCCGAATAATAAACGGGCTAGTGCTTGCACCTGAATTGAAGTTTCCACACTTGCACCCTAGCAACCCGACCCAAACAATGCAAGGTAAAAGCGATGACACTTACAACCGTTCTAATGGTATGTGGACACAAGGGCAAACACTCCACAATAAACGGAGGTTAAATAATTACGGGCTATGAAACTATCAATTTTAATATGCTCAATCGAAAGCCGCAGCCACTTGTTAGCTAGGTTGTTAGCTACGCTGGATATGCAAAGCGACCCGAATGCGGAAGTGCTGGTATCTATTGACAACCGACAAAAAAAGATAAGCGATAAGCGCAACGAGTTACTAGATAAGGCTAAAGGCGACTATGTTGTGTTTATTGACGATGACGACCTAGTGCCGAGTTACTACATCAGCGAACTATTAAAAGCTATTGAAAGCAAACCCGATTGCGTAGGTTTTGATGGCTACATGACAACTAACGGCAAAGACCGCCACAACTTTAAGATTAGTAATACGTTTGACAGTTGGTACGAATTGAACGGGGTGTATTATCGGACTATTAACCACCTTTGCCCTGTTAAGCGTGAATTAGCTTTGAGGGTAAAGTTTCCGAGGGGTATAAACAATGGTGAAGATGCCGACTATTCAAACAGGCTTAGACCGTTACTTAAAACAGAGGTTTACATTAACAAGGATATGTACCATTACGATTTTCAAACATTAGTAAGTACACAAGGCAAATGAATTACTCACAAAACAACGAGCAGCAAGTAATACTAGACTACTTTGGCGAGCACTATATAGGCACGTTTTTAGATTTAGGCTGCAATGACGGGCAAACACTTAGTAACACCCGTGCGCTTGCTTTGAATGGTTGGATTGGTGTGTTAGTAGATGCCAGCGCAAACGCCACAAACAAGGCTAGTTTACTTTATAATGGCAATAACAGGGTAGAAGTAGTCAATGTAGCGATAGCCCCGTACAAGGGCTTTATAACGCTTTATGAAAGCGGTACGCATTTAGGTGGTGAAGATGTTAGCTTAGTCAGTACGATAATCGAAAGCGAAAAACAGCGATGGGTTAAAGAACAATTTACAGAGGTTCAAGTGCCATGCGATACGGTTAAGAGCATAATCAACGGGCGTACCTTTGATTTTATCAATATTGATATTGAGGGTATGGACTTTGAAGTGTTGAGCCAAATTGATTTAACGGGCGTAAAATGTGTATGTGTGGAATACAACGGCATAGAGCCTAAAAAGTATATTGACTATTGCGCTCAATACGACTTGACCGAAATACACCGCAACGGAGAAAACCTAATTTTTGCAGCAATATGAAAACCATTATACTAACCTTTGCAAAGGGCAACCCCCGATACATAGCTGCCGCCAAAGCGCAAAAGCAAAGCCTAATAGCTAAAGGCTATACAGGCGAATACATTTGCTACACCAGTGAAAAGCAATTAGGTTGCCCAAACCACAAAGATAATCCGTATGCATTCAAAGCCTATGCGATTAAAAAGGCTTTTGATGAAGGGTACGATAATATCTTATGGCTTGATAGCGTGGTGCAATGCGTAGCCCCTTTAGATAAGCTATTTGAGCACATACAAGACATGGGTTTTGCATTCTTTGACAACTACACCTATACTATTGGTTCGTACTGTAACGATAGCTGCAAAGAAATTTACGACATAACTGAAACGGAATTGCAAGCCCCTATGATTATGGCTTGCGTTATGGGACTGAATAAGGAGAAAGCAAAAGACTTTATTGAACAGTATTACGAAGGTGCTTTAAACGGTTCTTTTGTTGGCAGTTGGGACGACCATAGGCACGACCAAACCGTTGCAAGTCTATTGATAAACAGGAATAATATAGCTATCTTGCAAGGGCATGAAACCTTTTTTATGTACTACTTTATGGTAGGGCTTAAATTCGAGTATAATAATCAATTAATCAAACTAGACAGGGGTACTGATGTATGCCTGTTATCAATTTAACCTATGGGACTAACAACACACTCAAACAACCTAGTGCAAAGGCACAAAGGCAACGCCAAAACAATGCTAGAGTTAGGTAGCCAAAACACCTACTTTGATAGTGAACCGACAGGCATAGCAAAACAATATTATCAATCGCAAGGATTTGACCATGTAAGTGTAGATTTAAACGCTGAATATGGCAGCATTGCAAAAGACCTATCACATTTGCACGACTTAGGTACTTATGATTTAGTTACCGATTTCGGCACTAGCGAGCACGTTCCCGACTTTTATATTTGTTGGCTGAACAAACATAAGGCGTGCAAGATTGGAGGGCTTATAATAAGCGAAAACCCAAAAGTCAATAATTGGCACGGGCATGGCTATCACTATGTAAATATGGATTTCTACTCCGAATTTGCAAAGTTGGCAGGATATGAGATTTTAGAGATAGGCGAACATGCTGCAATGGGTAATGTAACTGACGGGTGGAATGTGTATGCCGTATTGCGTAAAACAAAAGCACGGTTTCCAAGCCGTGAGGTGTTTGAAGGCTTACCATACCAAAGCAGCAAAAAAGGTGTGTTTAATACAAGTGCTTTAGATATGGTTGAGAGTGTTGACCGTTTCCCATCAGATGACGAGCAACCAACGGAAACGGCTAAGGAAGTTGAGCAACCGAAAAAGAAACGAGGTAGACCGTCAAACAAATGAAACTAGCAGCGATATACAACGTATGGGACGGACTAGAGCACTTAGATAAGTCTATAAGCCTAATCTATCCATTTATTGACCACGTTATACTAGTGTGGCAAGACCGTAGCAATTTTGGCGAACTGAACCCCGATACATCTATTTGCATTCAAGCGTTATCGGCTAAGTACTCAAAGGTAACGCATAGCTACTACACCCCCGATATACAGAAAGGCGGTACGCATAACGAGATAGCCAAGCGGTTCAAAGGTTCAATGATTGCTAAAGATTTAGGTTGTACCCATTTCCTACACATTGATACCGATGAGTATTACGTACCGTCAGACTTTGAACATGGCAAAGCGTTTGTATTAGAGCACAACCTAGATACAAGCTATTGTAAGCTAGTAACGTACTTTAAACAACCCAACTACCGTTTAGAGCCTTTAGAGAATTACTTCGTGCCGTTTATTTGCAAAATAACCTCATGCAATATCGGAGGGTTTGGAATATACGTAGACCCAACACGGGGTACAAGCCCACAAGGTAGATGCAAGGAAGTTCCGATACTGATGCACCACATGAGTTACGTAAGGAATGACATACCAATGAAGCTACGCAATAGCAGCGCACGGGGCAACATAAAGGACATGGCTAAGCGGTTAAAGGAAATAGACGATTGGCAGATAGGGCAACCGCACCCGTTTATGCCACAGTATAGCATAGTGGAAACGGATAACTTGTTTAGTTAAAAAGTATTACATTAGCCAAGTGGTTTAGTGTGTTGCCCCAGCCCCGTAAGGTTGGGGCTTTTGTTTGCCTAAAATTGACAAAAAGTGTCAATGAAAACAACTTGTTATAGAGGAAACACTATACCAAAAACTATACGGTATTTTTTTACAGTATTATTTTACAGCAGCCTAAAATATAATTTAGACTAACCTAAAACTATTGTTTGGCAATACTAAAAACACTATATTTGTAACATGGCAACCCTAATTGATGTTATAAACGTACTGCAAACCACAGCCGATGCAATGGCAGGGCTTGAAGGTTTTACATACGGCAATCGTTCCGAAATTAACACACAAGGCGAAAAGAACTACCCACGTTTATTGGTTGACCGCAACCTAAACGTAAACACAATGGACTTGATAAAAGGGCGTAGGGTTTACTCGTTTCAGTTGCAATTCTTTAGCTTGTTTCATAGAGATGTTGAAGCGTTAAATACTGACCAAACCGAGCAGGAAAACCTATTGAGCATTGCCGAGCAGTACCTAACAGAAATACGGGCAAGGTTCAAAGCGAACCCCCGTATTAGGATTGTAAACGATACTATCACAGGGGGCGACTTTGTATTTAATTACGGCAACGATAGGCTATTGAGGTTGCAATTTCCCGTGCAAATAGAAGTATTTACTGATGCTTGTGTAAACGGGGTTTTCAACTATGGAGTTTAAGGAACTTGAAACGGAGTTAAACATAGTTGGCGCATTCATGGCTAATATCTTGATAGCCGAGATAGTCGCAAAGGGCAAAGTAGCAAGCGGCCAATTAAGAGATAGCGTTGAGTATGAGATAACCCGTACCGAAAACAGCTACCAAGTTGATTTATTGGCAGATAGGTACATCAACAACGTAAGTGACGGGCGTAAAAAAGGCTATCCAAAGTCAAAAGAAGACCAAGGATTTTTAGAGAACCTAATAAAGTGGGTATTGATAAAAGGCAAAGCAAGTGATGACAAAAGCGCACGGGCGGCAGCATGGGCAATCCGTGAGTCAATATTTCAAAAGGGCATACCAGCTACCAACATAATTGAGTTTGCTATTGAGCAAATAGACCGACAGATAGACGAGATGGTAACGGCAGCCATTGACAAAGACATAAAGAACCATTTTAACGAAATGTTTAATAAGTTAGGATAATGGCAATCACATTACTAGGTCAACAAGCTACACCGTTGGAGTCATTTACAAATGCGGTATGGACTGTATCCAGCAATAACCCGAACATTAAAAAAATGGTGGGTGTATTTCAAGGCGTTAATGGCAATTCAGTTGCATCGGATATTACCTTGCAGGTACAACCAAGTATAGCAGGCACAGCCGTATTTGAGTTTGATTTGCAGGAGTTTTACCGTGACAATGTAAGTTACGACATTCAAACGCCAGCGATTGCAGCACGACAGTACACCGCACCTAACAGCTACTTTCGTTTGTTATCTTATGAGTTTACGGAATTGCTTAATAGCAACGGTGTTCTAGTGACTGGTGGCGACTTGCTTGCTATCGTTGATAAAACGGTTATCAATGCAGCCCGTCAGACATACAATGCAGCAGGATTGCCTAATAAGGTCATAACGGCTGGCGTAGGGTTTGGCGAGTTCCTAACGAATAGCCCCCGAACAATAAACATAGCCACAGGCGAAAGCTACGTACTAAGTTTATACAGTTCCAATAGTAGCCCGAATGCTATAGCCGTATCATTTTTAAACGAAGCGGGCAGCACAATATCCGTTCAATATATTGATTACACCGCTAGTATTAGTGGGCGGTACGATGTAGCCGTAGGGTTAGCCAATTTAGCCACAGCAGGCATAACACCGCCAGCAGGTTCGGCTTACTATGTGGTAGCCGTTGGCGTTAAGACGGGCACACCGCCGAATATAAATTTTGCCCTGTCAAGCGAAGTGGTATTTTTTAGGATAGTGACACAATGCGAGGGCGCAGTTAGGGTACATTTTCTAAATAGGTGGGGCGGTTACGATAGCTACACCTTTACAGGGTTCAACACATCTTCAGTAAAGCCAAGCAGCACCCAATACGAAAAGTATTTACGCAACGGGTTTACACCTAAAGACAGGGGCGCACAGGCGCAGTATAGAGATGTAGTACAAACAATGACTTTAAACAGTGACATTTTGTCACAAGATGAGTCGGAGTGGTTAGCGGAGTTGGTAGGTAGCCCCGTAGCATACATGGAAACCGCAGGACAACTAATACCGATAACGATAGACGATGAACGGTTTGTTTACGACAACCAAAACAAGCTAGGTAGCTTGACTTTGGCAATCCGATTGGCTAACAATATCCGCAACCAACGCTTATGATAGAGGTAACGCTATACGAAAACGATGCGAATATTGGCACTATTGAAATCAACGATAGTGACACGTTCCCTTTGTCGCTAACGAAGTCAAATAGCGATATTAGGGATATTACCAAAAGGCAAGGCGTTTATACTAAGGATTTCAAAGTATTAGCAACGGCTAAAAACAACCGCTTCCTAAAGTATATTTACAACGCTAATGCCACGGCAATAGGTGGGCGAGATTGTTCGATTAGTTACAACGGTATGCCTATTTTAACGGGTTTAATATTTGCTATAAACGTAGGGCAACGCAACCAAGCAGACGAGTACACACTAAGGATTTACAGCGATAATGTGGATTGGTACACTTTGCTAGGTGGTGCAACGATTAATAGCTATGATTATGGTAATTTGGAAGTAGCTAGTTTTGGCATGAGCAACGGTCAACTAAGCGGTGTATTGCCAGCGAGCACCACGCAATCCACATTGAGCCGTGCGTATATCGAAGCTAGTTGGAGGTTTCCAAGTTTATTCGATTACTTGTATCCATTGATAAGTTACGGGCAACCTATTAACGGGAACTACGTAGCCGAAACGGATATGCGCCCAGCTATTTACTTAGGCAAAATGCTGACTAAAGCCTTTGCAAGTATTGGCTACACTTTAGAAAGTGATTTTTTTAGCACGGGCGTAGGTAGCAAATTAATACTTCCATTTACGGGCGGTGGTTTTAATAAAGGCGGTTTATTCGATTTCGATATTCGTGCTGGCGGTGATGTTATTGTTTCTAGTAACATAATGCCCCCTAGCACTTTAGCTTCTCCACAACCCCCTACTTACGTAAGGTTAATACCTAATGTAGAGTTTGATGACCAAAGCAACGTGTATGATAACACGACAGGTATAATAACGATTACAGAGCAAGGAGATTATCAATATGCAGTCGAAGCTGAAATAAGTTTTGAAACTACTATTGCTTTTTTATTAGGAGATTTTCATATTATTGTTCGTGATATAAACACATTGCAAGAGTACATAGACTTAGATAGTAATTCATCACAGCCTTTTAACGCAGCAGTGCCAACTTACTTGAATCCTGTAGCATTCAGTCAGCAAAGTACGATACAAAGCATACCAATAGGTCAATATGAGATAGTGCTAAAGTATGGATATACAAGTGCTGGCGGGTTATTAACCGTTAGGCTATTAAACGAGTCAAAGTTTACTCAAACATTTCAAAGAAACATTACCACAGGGCGCACCTATATTTTATCTAGTGTCTTAAAGGATATTAAGGTATTGGATATTTTAGGCGGTATGCAAAATATATTTAACCTTTACTTTGACACCAATAATAATGACCGTGTAATTAGGATTGAGCCTAAAACCGTTTTACTCAAACCATTAACACAAGGCGAGGACTTGACGGATAAACTAGATGTTGACAATCGCATCACAACCGATATAATCCAAGCATACAACCGTAACTTACAGTTTCAGTACGCAAGTGACAGCAACGATAAATGGCAGCAAAACTACAACCAAGAGCAAGGTAGTGTTTTTGGTAGTGCCTTATACGATTTAGGCAGCAACTTCAAAGACGGAGTAACTAATTTAGGCACTAAGTTTTTTGCAGCAACGGTAAGCTACAATGTGCACCCGTGGAGTCCAAGCGGTTGCCCTATCCCTGTTATGTGGAACGTGAACGCACCAAGCCCCCCACAGTCTTTTGATTTCCTTCCGCGAATACTATACTACAAAGGTTATGTAGATGTATTCCAATCGGGAGGTGTTAAGGCTAGTTGGAAGTGGTTAAATGTTATACTAACCACTATGCCTAGTTGTTTCATGATTGACCCCGATACGGTTGCACCCGTTGATGTTAATCTGTTATACAATGACAGCACGAACCGCAACGGATTAGTAAGGACATACTACAATGGTGATGTAGCCGTAATAAGCGATAGACGGGTGCATAAAGCCTATTTTAAAATTACGGGCTTAGACTTCAAAAACCTTGATTTGTTCAAGCCTATTTATCTTGAGCACGTGAACTTACAGGGGTGGTATTATGTGAACCAAGTTATAGACTTTACCCCAAACAAAAACAAAACCACTATCTACGAATTGGTAAAGGCTTACGATACTTTGCCGTTTGACAGACCGATAGTTACCGAGATACCCACCATACAAGGCGGTACAAGGCAATTAAGCGCAATAGGTGGTGGTACGTTAACGGCAGGCGGTAAACAGTCCTTTGAAAGTTTGGTAGGGTTTAACGGCAGCGGTAACGTGGGTATTATTCGTGGTGGCGGTACGGTGCTAGGCAATGGCAACTACCAAACCGAAAGCAACCAACATATTTTTGGTAACTATAATTTTGGCAATGATAGCGTTTGGATTATTGGCATAGGTGAGGGAGACGATGCACGATACAACGGTTTGCAGCTAACGCCAGCAGGCGTATTTAAAGTACACGGGGGTACGGTAAGGACAATAGTAAACAGCACGATACAGGACGTTTACGCCACAATAGACGGTAATTACGAAACAGTACATAAATTAGGCAATGGCTGAAAAAACATTAGTATATCGGATTAACTTTGACGGACTTGAAGCCCAAGCCGCTGCAATTGGTAAGGTTGATAACGAGTTAACGACTCTAAACCAAACTATCAAAAGAAATAGGGCGGACTTAGTCAACCTAACAGAGTTGAACGACCAAGGTACTGCTAAATACAGAGATTTAACCGATGAACTTGGCAGGAACATTGTTCAACAACGCAACCTAACTAAAGCCAAAGGCGACTTAATTCGTGAAACGCAAAACGAAGCTAAAGTACTAAACGAAAACGAGGGTAGCATTGTTTCCTTACGGGCGCAATTATCGAACCTTACCAAAGAATATAACAATTTAACCCGGGCGGAACGTGAAAGCGCAAAAGGCAAAGACGTACAAAACCAAGCCAAAGCGATTAGCGATGAACTAAAGAAACTTGAAAGCGCAGTAGGTAACACAAGCAGGAACGTAGGTAACTACAAAGAGGCATTAGGCGAACTCGAAACAAGCCTAAAACAATTATTACAAGCGCAAGCGGCAGCCCGTAAAAGCGGACAGGAAAACAACGCTGTATTCGTTGCCAACGAAGCAGCAATCCAAGCACTAGCAGAAGAATATCAGATATTAGCCAAATCCGAAAAGGAAGTAGATAATCAGTTAAAGGCGTTAACCCAAACTGAAAACGAAGCAGGCGCATCAGCCGAAAGCCTAAAAAGCAAACTAAGGGCATTAAAAGAAGCCGCAGCCGTGGCTGGTGAGGGTACAGAAGACTTTAAAAGATTAACCGCCGAAGCTGGTAAATTACAGGATAAAATAGAAGATGCCAACGAAGCTATCAAACAAGAGAAAGGCACGGAGTTTGAGAAATTTAGAGAGCAGTTAGGGGGCGTTGGGCAATCACTCGGAAACCTTGATTTTAAGCAAGCTAATGAACGTATAGCGCAATTAGGCACAACCTTAAAAGGCTTAACTTTTAGCAGCTTAAAAGACGGGTTAAAGGGTGCGGCTAGTTCGTTTACTGCATTCGGCAAAGTACTATTATCCAATCCGATATTTTTATTCGCAGCGGTAGTGGCAGCGGTTGGCATAGCCTTGTTTGCGCTAAAAGACAAAATAAAAATAATCGGAGATGCGTTCGATGCGATTGGCTCAACTATCAATGGCGTAATTCAAGGCGTTAAGAACTTTAGCGATGCCATTGGTATAACATCTTTTAAAGCCGATGCCGAAGCTAAGAAACTAAGTGAAGATGCCTTAAAAAGATACAATGCGGATAAACTAGCATTCTTT